GGCAGCAGTACAGACCGATGCGCCCGCTGTGTCTCAGAACGGCCCGGTAAGTACCGAACAGTAAAAAGGTTTCTCACGCCGAACGACGGCTCGTATAGCTAGTTCGCATTGTTGGAAGGAACGCCCCATGCTAACCACATGGGGCGTTTTGTTTGTGCTTGTCAAACCGTTACTTACGGTTCATACTTGCCACCGTTGACTATATGGAGCCAAACAATGACAGCATTTCTGTACGTAATGGTAGCAATGATGCTGATTGCGTCGTTGACGGTCGGTTGGGTCGCGCTGCGCTATCACATGATGCCGCCCGAAGTCGATCCGCGCGTACTTGATATCAACTGGCCGTGCGGGGATGACCCGTCAATTATTGTGGAGCGCCGCGACCATGATCCGGTATAACGTTTCGCCGACCGCGCTTGACATGTGTGCGGATGGTGATTTTGTCAAATACGAAGATGCCCGCCGCGATATTGGGCGTCTGGTCAATGAACTGTTCGCGGTGCGTGTTGCATACAAGGAACTTGAGGCACAGCGACGTCGCGACCTGAAAGTCAAGGATGACCGAATCGACAGGCTTGAAGCGGCGGCGCATCGTGCGGCGTTTGAACTTGGTTATGCTGATTCCGATCCTGACAAAGGACGAACATGATTCGCTATGGTCTGATGACGCTCATTATTGCTTGCGGTGATGCAATTGACGGATATCGCGTTGCGTACGCCAAGATGCAATCCGGTGCGGGACGTGCCATATGTCTGCGTCAAATTGCTGACTACACCTTGATGCGCGACCGGATAATTGACAACCGGCGTATGTCGGAGGTCTATTGGAGCAAACTACCATGACGCTCCATACCAGCCATTTACAGAACCTGACTATCGGTGAAGATGCTGACTGGCACATCCGTGTGACAGAACCTGACGGGTCGACCCGTACGCTGATACTGAACGGTCGGGCCAGTTGGAAAAAGGTTAGTGCCGTGTGTCATGCACGGTACTTTGCGCTCCGCAACCCGATGTGCAAGGTGCGTGTCGAAATCTTTGGATACATTGACGATGAAGGTTAGACATCTGAAGCATCGCCCGCGCAAACGTACCGTATGGCTCGATGGCGGTACGTTTGTTGTTCCGAAAGATACCGTCGACGCCATATCAGCGTGGTTGCGCTCGTTCGTCAAATAGTTGTTGACGGTGAGAAAGTAACGGTTTTATACTTGTCACACTTTCACACAACAAGTAGGTGACGAAATGCAACTGTACTTTTATCGTAAGCAAGCGTTGCCCGACATGTTCGCAGTAACGGACGATTTTGGTAATCTGCGCGACTTTGGCCACGAAATGACGGAACAGCAGGTAATTGAAGGTGCTCCGATTTGCCCGGTTGGTGCATGGTTCTATCTGCAATCGCAACCGTTGGCAGATTCGTACGATGATGACGTACATCAAGACGGCTTTGGCATCTGATTAACCCCCGTTTCCCGGCGCTTGCACAGATCGGGACTTTTTCTTCATAGGTGAAAATATGCTTTCCTATCACAATGATCCGGCAGTAAAACTGAAGTATCAGGCCCGTTTCGAAGCGCATCGCAAGGCTGACGATGTCATTCAGGGTACGGGGTATGACAACGGTCGCGGTTGTTTCGTCGGTTGTACTCTCAACAAGTACGATCATTCGCGCTTTCCTGTTGAGCTTGGCTGGCCGGAATGGCTAGCTCGTCTTGCTGACTCAATTTTTGAAGGCATTCCGAAGTCAGAAGCTCCGCAGTTTGGTACCGACTTGCTAGACGCGGTTCAGATCGGCAAGGATTTGGAGCCGGTTAAATGGCACTTGGCGATTGCTCGCCATAAAGTGCAGATCGAGCGTCTTAAAGACAATAGCGAACCCTATGCAGAACAGGTTCGTAACGCGTTGCAAGGTGTCATCGCTTATTGCCAATCGGAACTTACAAACACCACTACTGAAGAAATGGCGGAGTCGGCAGCGCGGTCGGCGGCGCGGTCGGCGCGGTCGGCGGCGGCGGCGGAGTCGGCGGCGGAGTCGGCGGCGGAGTCGGCGGCGGAGTCGGCGGCGTGGTCGGCGGCGCGGTCGGCGCGGTCGGCGGCGGAGTCGGCGGCGTGGTCGGCGCGGTCGGCGTGGTCGGCGGCGGAGTCGGCGTGGTCGGCGCGGTCGGCGGCGGAGTCGGCGTGGTCGGCGCGGTCGGCGGCGGAGTCGGCGCGGGCGGCGGCGTCGGCGGAGTCGGCGGCGCGGTCGGCGGCGGAGTCGGCGGCGTGGCAATTCGAACGCGATACGTTGTTGACGATTTTGCGCGAAATGTGATGCTGACCGATATCCGTATCCCTATCCAACCCGATACGCTCATTCTTGAACGCGATACGCTTGATTCGTGGATCATCGACAGCGTGCAGGGTTCAACAGTACTTATCGTTCGTGTAATTGATGGTCTGCGCCGGAACGTAGCGCGCGATACCATTGACGAGTTGTATAGCTAGATCAAACCGTCACCGACGTTACACTAGGGTCATAGCTCATAACTATGGCCCTTTTTCATGCCCTACCCCTACGCGCACGACTTCCGTGCTCCCGACTACTCGCGCATCTTTCAATGGCGCGTCGACAAGCTCCATCAGCTACGCGCCGATCCGGCGTTGCTTAAAGCGGTCCTGACGCATTATCGTCACAATCCAATCGACCTGATCGAAGATTGGGGATGTACGTATGACCCGCGTAATGTCGGCTCACAGTACCCCGCCATGCTGCCGTTGATCCTGTTCCCACGTCAACGTGAGTTTCTGCAATGGGTCATCGAGCGTTGGAAAGCCAAAGAATTTGCAGTAAGTGACAAGTCGCGCGATATGGGCCTTTCATGGATGATGGTGTCACTGTTCACCGCACTGGCCGTTACTAACGAAGGCTTCACAGGCGGATTCGGGTCACGCAAGGAAATTCTTGTTGATCGTGCCGGCGACCCTGATTGTCTGTTTTTTAAAATCCGCATGTTTCTGTCATTGCTGCCAGTTGAGTTCCGAGGCGGTTGGGTCATGGGTGGACGGGACTGTGACAAGTCGATGCTCATCACGATACCGTCAACTGGCGCAGTGATTCGGGGTGAAGCAGGCGACAACATCGGCCGGGGCGGTCGTGCATCGATCTATTGCCGTGATGAAGCGGCGTTCATTGAACGGCCCCAACTGAGCGATGCTGCTTTATCACAGAACACGAATTGCCTGATTGATATCAGTTCAGTCAATGGCTTTGACAACCCGTTCGCAGAGAAGCGTCACAGTTGGCCCGAACATCGTGTATTCACCTTCCAATGGCGTGACGATCCGCGCAAGGATGAGGCATGGTATGAAAAGCAGAAAGAGAACCTTAACCCGCTTATCGTTGCGCAAGAAATTGACCTTGACTATTCAGCGTCCAAGCAAGGTGTTGTCATACCTTCAGCGTGGATACAATCTGCCATCGGTGCTGCGCGTAAGCTCGGTATCACGATCAAAGGTGAACGTCGTTCGGCGCTTGATGTGGCGGATGAGGGGCTTGACCTGAACGCATGGGCCGGTCGACACGGTATCGAGCTACAACACATAGACGCCTGGAGCGGTCAGGGCAAAACAATATTCTGGACAACGGAACAGGCGTTTTTACGCTGCGATGAGTTTGACTATGACAACTGCCGGTATGACGGCGACGGGCTTGGCGCTGGTGTACGCGGCGACGCGGCGCAGATCAATGGTCGGGACAACCGCAAAGGATCGCAACGCAAGTTCACTGAGTTCAAAGGCAGTGGTGCCGTTGTCAACCCTACAGCACTGGTCTACAAAGGTGATGACCGTGGTGTCGGGTCGCGCAAGAACGAAGATTTCTTCAAGAACCTGAAAGCGCAATCATGGTGGTCATTGCGTATGCGTTTTGAGAAGACGCACCGCGCCGTGGTGGATGGCGCGGTGTTTGACCCTGACGAACTTATCAGCATCAGTGAACAGATACCGCCGCACGTACGGACCAAGCTTGTTGCAGAACTGTCACAACCGACATACGACATCAACACGGCCGGTCAGATGATTATAGACAAGACACCAGACGGCACACGCTCACCGAACCATGCCGACTCGGTGATGATCCTGTACGCACCGCAGGAAAAGAAATCGTCATTGTTTGCATGAACGTTAGTAACAGTTTATACTCCCGGCGTAGTCCCATAAACT